CAACTGTTTCTTTAACTCTATATTTTCTTCAGCTTCTTTAAGATAATCAGACATCAAGTCGCTGTATCTACTTTGCCAATAACGAGTAGACTCGTATAACTCTTCGCTCATATTTAGTCTTCCAAAATGTGAGATTTAAAAGCCCATTTACTATCAAGTCTCCGATTGACAATTAATTCAGGTTTTACATCAAATTCCGTTTCAATGTATTCCATCAAGTCTTCGTCTGTATAGTCTTTAAATTCGTTGTAAGTCTGCCTTAGCGTAGGCTCTTCGCTGTCTCGTAAATAGTCAATTGTAAATATAAAAGCATCCCTAAAATTACCGTCAAACGTTACACGTTCGCCATTAATCCTAATTTCTACCATGATAGCTACCTGCGAATTTCTCTAGTCTATCTTTAATAAAGTCAAACATTGCTCGCAACTCATTGTTTTCTTTTCTTAGATTTTTGTTATTAATCATAATATCTGCCATAGAGCCATCTTTTTCTCGATATTCATCTTTTAAATGTTTAACATCTTCAGACAAATCAATGTTTTTAGACTTTAAGATTTCATTTTCAATTTTTAAGTCTTTAATCCTATTTTCTAATTCAGCTACTAATTTCAAATCTGGTCTATTTTCCAAAGTCAATCCTCCCTCTGCGCAGTCTTAACCGCCTGTATTCTTCAATTTTTTTATTTCGACTAGGTTCGTCTAGAGCCATGATTTTTGCTGCATGTTCTTCTGACAAGCTGAAAAATGTTGTTAATGTTAGTTCCATAATTTCATTCTTTCATCTTCCATTCCTTCAAATTCCATGATATGGCTTTTATCACAACCTTTTCGTATACGTGATGCAATTCTCTCTCCATACGCCTGTCTAATTTCAGCTGGTGTAAGATTTGTCGTGATGATTGTATTTGTACGCTTGTTAAGTAAGCTATATATAATACTTGTCGACCAATCGCTAACCTTTTCAGCACCTAAATCGTCCAAAACTAGATAATCAACCTCTTTTAATTTGTCCAACCAAAACGCCTCTTTACTAAAGTCTCGCTTTATTTCTGATAACAAATCAGTAACGTTTACAAGTAGTCCTAGCTTCTTCGTCTTATCTGACAGTCCTCTGATAATGCTGTAAGCTAGATGACTTTTGCCTCGTCCAGCTTTACCAGTCATGATGATATTCCCCTTGCCACCGCTAAACCAATCATTAGCCATCGCCTTAGCCCAAGAAAGCACCTCTTTATGTTTAGCCGTTTCTGCCCTGAAATTATCAAACGAGGCATTCTCTAATTCGCTGTCCATGATTGATAACTTTTTGAGATAATATAATCTTTTGTTTTCACGTTCCTTCTCATATTGCTTTTGGACGTGCAACTCATTTTGATTTTCCAATTCCTCTTTGTGACACTTAGGGCAAACTGTCAAACCAGTTTTAATGATTGTGATGTATCTACAATTATGTTTTTCGCAGAATGTGTCTTCTTCTTTTGTGTTTATTTGATAGGACAAAGCGATTTTAGCAAGTGCGTTTTCATCACCAAGTATCATATTCCGATACCTCTTCTTGTTTAGATTTTCTAGATTTCTCTTTGGTTTCTATTTGCTCAATTGTTGTAATGTTATCGTCTCTCCAATTACGTAAAATACCGCTAGCGTAGTTAAGATTAGTTTTTCCTTGAAGCTTAGTTCTTTTGATAGCTTCCTTAACTAAGTCAGGGTTATTTTCTTTAATCATTATGCCAATAGTTTCAATTTCCATAGGAGACAACAACCGACCAAACTCATTTTCTACAAAGTGGAAAATTGTCTCTTCTCTGTCCTTGTCTAATCTATTCTTATCTAGTCTATTCTTATCTAGTCTATTCTGTGGTACGTATTCGTTACGGAACTGGTACGACTTCGTATCGTCAACAATTATTTGGCTCTTTTCTTCTGTGTAAACAGTAGGTTTATACATATCCTTTCTAATGACATTATGTATTTTCCAATCTTTGATAAGGATAAGACCGCTATCAAAGTTCAAAACGAATTTTTTTGATAGCAATACATTCATATCGTCATTCCCTGCGCCAACATTTCTCATTATCCGCTTAGGCGAATCTACAAAACCATCATCATCTGCATGCATATTAAGATGGAAGTACAAATTTTGTGATGAAGCTGGCATGTCGAGAAAACGGTCTGTGTCAGTGATTATATTGCTAAACATCCTTTTTTGTGCCATTTATACCTCCTAGTTCCTAATTAAAATTGGATTCCATTTATCCATGTTTCAACCCTTTCATATAATTATGAAAATCATCATAAGCTTTCGCACCAACTTCCCAGCCGTGTGTTTCGATTGTCCATTTTTGTTTTTCTTCCTGTTTTTTTGGTTTTGTAAAAATAAAGTTAAATAATTTTTTCATTTTGTCTTTCCTGTCGCTTTCTTATATTCTTTTTTCCACTCTTCTGTGCCTCGGTATGCAAGGTATCTCTCTAACACTTCGGCTTTCATCAGTTTTCCATAGTTGTATAGCTGAGAATACCAGCGTGGCATTTTTTGCATCTCTCTTCTAATTGTTCCGACCTCGTCAGGTCGTAAGCTAAACGCAAGCGCTGCTGTTTCGTCGTTCAGGAGTATTGGAGTAATACTGACTTTTTCGACTGTGTATACTTCCATTCGCTGCCTCTCTTATGTTATAATTAAGTAAATTATTTTTTTATTTGAGTCCGATTCCCGTCGGACTTTTTTATTATCTAAATTCATCTAAGCTAATATCAAGTGCATCTGCAAGTTTTACCATATTAGTCCAAGACAAGTTTTTGATCCTCCCGCTTTTTAAATCACTAAAGTGGCTTTTATTAATCCCTGTTAGTTTTGCTAATTTATTCATATTGAGATTTCTCTCAAGCATTATTTTATTGATTTTTTCCCACATAATATTTCTCCAAAAATCAACATATTGTGTTCATTTTTTATTTATATAACAACATGTTGTGTCTTTCGTTCCTTTCTGATATAATTTATTTGAATATGACCTCTCACCGTTGTATTCAAAAAATTATGGACAGGAGGATAACGCTATGGATAAAAATGTTAAACAAGACCTTCTAGGTCTGATGTATATGTTGACTGAGGATGCAGACAATCAAATTATAATTTCAACTGCTGCTGGTACTTATGTCGGAAATTTTATACCAAAAGAAAAAAACGAAAAGTATCACACAGTTTATGCAATCAGTGACAAATTACATCAAATTTCAGATACTGAACAGACTTCATCTGATTCTGATGTGATTGTCTTAGTTGATGTGACCTTGATTTCATCTTCACATCAAGAATTTAAAATGCCGTTTGTCTACTTGTTTACAGACCAAATAATCGGTGTTTCGCTTGGGAAACATTCGATTGGTCAGTAATCTCTAGTTTCTCGGCTAGTGTTTTGGAATCTACTGTTATCGCAATAGATTCTTTTTTATTTCCGCTATACGGATATTGTTTTGGTCTCATATGTTTCCTTTCTAAGCAATGTCTTCCTGTTCAATTAGTGGCAAAATATTGTTGTCTTTCAGCAACTCGTATAGGAACAGACGTCCCTTTTGTGTCCACGTCGTCGTCACATTGGCTCTTGTATAGCCGTTTTTGTCTTGATAATCAAATGTGTGACTGTCTGTGTAACCTTTGCCCATATGTCGTTTATAGAGAATCCATTGTCCATTCACTTTGTGCTGCACACCAAATTCTAATAGTGTTTTATTGAATTTATTAGCAGACATACCATAATCAGCAGCAATCTGTGTTACTCGCAAAGCTCCCTTGCTCTCAATGATTAGATCAAGATAACGCGCTTGCTTTTGAGCTTCTTTTAAATCTAACTGCAATTGATTATTTTCCATCGTTAAGTTAGTGATTTTCTTATCTGCCATGAGCAAGGCTCTAGCTATGATTTTCTCAGGACTATTGAAGTCTTTTTCAACCTGAATGAAGTATTTGCGTACCTTTGCCCCTTCATCTGTTTTAGAAATCATTGCTAAGTTTTTAGCAGCATCTAAAGATAAAGCATAATCATGGATTTCTTTAGTGCCTCCATATTGATTTAGCTGTGTAGTTGTAACTACGGGGCTAAAATCATACCCTTCTTCAAGAATTTTGAAGTTTTGTTCTACCCATTGGCTAAAGCGTGTTTTAACTTTCAGGCCTTTGTGCAAATCTCTAGCGCTTACGATAGGTTCTTGATTGTCATTTAGTGTTACTGTGATAAGATTATTCATATTATTCCTTTCTATCTGATTTTTAAATCTGAAATAACTTTTAAGACAAAACGATTTGACGCTGGGTCTTTTTTTCGTCCAGCAAGAATGTTCGCCACATCTTGCGGTTCTTTGCCATAAGTAACTGCTAGATCAACTTGTTTAAGGTTGTTATCAAGCAAATACTTTTTAATTTTTTCGATGGCAATTGTGTTATCGGGCATTTGTATACCTCCTTTTTCAAAAATAAGTAGAAAATATTAATAAAATATACGGAAATCGTTATTCTGCTCAATAATTTTTGTAACCATCTTGATTTTTTTGACTTACAATCTTATAATGAAAGTACCTTTATTACAAAAAAGGAGTTGATGCAAATTGGCAAAATTTTTGAAAGGTACTGTGACTAGATGAGTTATATAAGCTAGGTAACAACAATGTTTTTTATCGAAGACGTTTAACACACGGAGCCTGACGCTGACTATAAGGGCGACTGCAGCGCGACTTATAGCAGGCCTGTCAGATAACTGCCGAGTGGCGTCCAAGGACTAGTTTATACATGCTGAAAGCAGTGTCGGAAGCAGGACCGACGAAGTTTCAGCCAACAGTTTACACCTGTTGCTCAGTCTTAATAAAAACTTGTAAACACTTTCCAATGTGTAATAACGGAGAGTGTTTTTTATTGAGCAGAATAATTTCCGTAGCACCATCTAGATAGCAGCTAGGTGGTGTTTTATACTTTTAAACAAAAAAGTACGCTATCCAATCGATAACGTACATGATATAATATTGACTGGCACTACTATACCTGCCTTAGCTAAGGAGGTGACGTCTATGTGCGAAACTATCTTCACAACTATCATCGCACCGCTATTGGTTGGAATAATCCTGTTATTAATCCAGAAATGGCTTGATGACAGTGCTGATTAGTGCTTCTATTGCAAAATAGAAAAAACCCCTTGCATTTGTAGGATTTTGCAAGGGGTTTTTATGTTCGCCTATGCGCGACGAAACTATCTTCACTTCCCCTATATCATATCACATACGATGTTCAATTGTCAAAGAACTTGTAAGCAAGAAAGTTAGTAAAAAATAACATTTTTGTGTTGACTTATTTTACACGTTAATGTAAAATGAAGGCATAAGAAAAACCTAGTTATAACCTTTATAACTCTTTTATATTCCGCAGTTCCCCAACTACTTAAAAAGATTTGTAAAAAGTTTAACTTCGTTTTTTACTAACTAACTATCTTACAAAAACTATTTTACTCTATCGTGTGAACTAAGTCAATAGTTTTACTCGAAAAAGTTAAATATTTTTTGTCATACTTTCAGAAAGGTTAATATGACAATGTTTGAGGTGTATTCAAGAATTGAAGCCTTAGCTAAAAAAAGAGGGGTATCTCTCCAAAAGGTCGCAACTGATATAGGGTTGAGTGAAAACTACATTTATAATTTAAAAAGTAAAAAAACGGCTAATACAGACCCAATAGAAAAAATAGCAAACTACTTTAATGTTTCTACCGACTATTTACTTGGCAGGACAGATAATCCTAAGATTGCGCAAGATGGGCACACTTCGGTCGCAATTGATCTAAAAAAAGATGCAGAAGAGACTTTCTTCTTCGACGGTCACGAACTCAACGACGAGGATATAGACCTTATCACATCTATATTGGAAACGCGCATCAAAAATAGAAAATAGAGAGGACTACTCTATGATGACACCAGAAACAGTCTGTCAGGAAAAAGGAATCGATTTAGTGTACTTTGACGGTAGGGGTACAAACACCCCTGGAATGTTTAATAAAAAACACAACGTCATTGCGATTGACACCTATCTTGACGGTATATATAAACACAAAGTCATCTATCATGAACTAGGACATAGAGAACATACTGCGAGTTATTACAAACTAAACAAAGAAAAAGCAGAGCTACAAGCAGATAGATGTATGATACACCATCTCTTAAAAGAAGAGCTATCCTATTGGGATAATATGGAGGATTTCAACTACATCCAATTCATGAAAAAGTATGAACTGACCTCAATCGCTGACGAAGTGATGGTCAAGGAAGAATTAAAGCTTTTAATTAGTTAAGGAGATAGGCATGGATATAGCTAAATTAAAAGGATTTGCCATAGCAGCTGCAGGGAAAGCTAAAGAGGGTGCAATTAAAGCTAACGAACTAAGAAAAAAAGCCTCACAAGAAAGCAAAATAATTCTACCCCCTGCCCTAAATTTAGGACTAGGAACACCAACGACCATACGAAAAACCATAGATGGAAAATATTATATTGGTTTTTATTCTGAAACTCCTGAGCTTTATGAGTTTGTTAACCTTCAATTTGATGGCTCACGAATCATTGAAAAAACAGTAACAAAAGGGAAAACTACTCAAAAAGGGCGTTCTGGTAGTGTTCTAGGAGGAGCAGCAATCGGCACAGTTTTGGTGCCAGGCGTTGGAACCATTATCGGTGGAATGGCTGGTGGGGCTAGAAAGAAAAAAGGAACCATTAACACTACTGCCACAACTACTTCTGAAGAAATACCTGGAAAAGCAATGATAACCTTAAGAAATATACAAACCGGAGAAGTTAAAACCTTAAAAACTAAGCTTACGCAGGCTCAGTACGTAAATGTTAATAATTTCTTTAAATAAAAAAAGCCCCACGCTCAAATTTGGCGAGGAGAGCGTGAGGCAAAACTGTACAATAAATCAGGCATTAAAAAGCCCTTTTTATTGTACCCATTTTAACAAAAAATGAGGTAAAAAACAATGTGGCACGAAGAACAGGCAAATGGCAACATAAAGTTTATTGAATATTATAAAGACCCTTATACAGGAAAACGTCAACGGGCTTATGTCACGCTTGATAGATATACAAAACAATCCGAAACAAAGGCACGGAGATTACTTAATGAGATAATTGAATGCAGGATAAAATCTTCCGGAGATCAATTTGTTCGATTTGGACAATTGGTGGAAGAGTGGAAAACATCACATTCGAAAACTGTAAAAGCAAGAACCATGAAAGTTTACAGACATCCAATTGAAAAGATTAAGGATTTTATCGGAGATGATGTTCTTGTAAAGAATATTGATGCTAGATTACTACAAAAATTTATAGATTATTTGAAGGACAGGTATTCAGACAATACCGTCAATTTAATTAAACAACCACTCAATATGATGCTTAATTACGCTGTTAGAATGGAGTATATTATGTCTAATCCAATGAAAAATGTTGTCACTCCTAAACGTAAAAAGATGTCAAAAAAGCAACTTGAAGATAAATATCTAGAAACTGAACAGAACCAAAAAATTATTGAACAATTAAGAGATCCTATTTATGGCAATCATATCGCAAACTTTTCTGAGATTATTTTTTTAACAGGAATGAGACCAGGGGAACTATTAGCACTTAGATGGGATCATATTGACTTTGAAAAATTAAAGATAAAGATTGAGTATACTCTCGACTACACAACAAACGGGCATGCAAATGCTGAATTAGGTTCTGTTAAGAACGACGGCTCATATCGAACAATAGACATACCTCTGAGGGTTAAAGAGATGCTAGTCGAAGAGTTAAATTACCAAAATACAAATGACTTACGAAGCGATTTTGTTTTTATTACTAATAAAGGGAAACACCTTTCCATAAATACAATAAACCGTAGGATAAAAAAGACATCTGAAAAATTATATGGTATAGTAATTACTAGCCACTCATTCAGGCATGCACACATTACTTTATTAGCCGAATTAGGAATACCGCTCAAATCCATTATGGATAGAGTTGGGCACACTGATGTCAATACAACAATAAAAGTTTACACCCATGCCACTGATAAGATTGGTAAACAAATGATGGACAAAATAAATAAATTTGTCCCTATTCAGTCCCTTTAG